ATGAGCACTCAAAGTCGCCTTGTGCGTTATGGTGATTTTGACCAGATGGAGTACACACCGGAGTTGGCTTCTGCTTTGGACATCTTTGCAGATGAGATGACTACGTTCAACGTTTATAACAGAATGTTAAAGATCCAGTGCCAAGATGAAGAGATCAAACATATCTTAGAAACTTTATATTACAAGGTTCTAAATATTGAGTTCAACCTTTTTGGTTGGGCAAGGACAATGTGCAAGTATGGCGACTTTTATCTCTATATGGATATCGATCCACATTTAGGCGTTAAGAATGTTATCGGCTTGCCTTCTCGCGAAGTAGAAAGATTAGAAGGCGAAGATAAACAAAACCCAAACTATGTTCAGTTTCAGTGGAATAGCGCTGGTGTCACTTTTGAAAACTGGCAGGTTGCCCACTTTCGCATCTTAGGAAACGATAAGTTCGCTCCTTATGGAACATCAGTTCTTGATCCTGCTCGTCGTATCTGGAGACAGTTAACTCTTCTAGAGGATGCGATGATGGCTTATCGCATTGTTCGCTCGCCAGAGAGAAAAGTATTCTATGTTGACGTTGGAAACATTCCAGCCCAGGACGTAGAAAACTTTATGCAACGCTTCATTACTTCTATGAAGAGAAACCAAATTGTTGACCCCACTACTGGTAAAGTAGACCTTCGCTATAATCCAATGTCAGTTGAGGAAGACTACTTCATACCTACAAGAGGAAACGTTAGCTCTAAAATTGAAACACTAGCTGGCGGGACTTACACAGGTGATATTGATGATGTAAAATATCTTAGAGACAAACTTTTCTCTGCTATCAAAATTCCTTCTTCTTATCTTACAACTTCTGAAGAGGGCGCTGAAGATAAAACAACTTTGGCTCAAAAAGACATTCGCTTTGCTAGAACAATTCAAAGATTGCAGCGAGCAGTTATAACTGAGTTAGAAAAGATTGGAATTATTCACCTATACACTTTGGGATTTAGACAAGAAGATCTTATTTCTTTCAAACTGTACTTAAATAACCCATCTAGAATTGCAGAGTTGCAAGAGCTAGAACATTGGAGAACAAAGTTTGAAATCGCTTCAAATGCAACTGAAGGCTTCTTCAGTAAACGATGGGTTGCACATAATATCTTCAACTTGTCCGATGAAGAGTTCTTGAGAGTTCAAAGAGAAATGTTCCATGATAGAAAGGTCCAAGCCCTTCTTGATGCTGCTGGAGAAGCAGCCACTGCCGATGGCGCAGGAGGAGGAGCACTCGGAGCAGACATGGGTGCAGGTGGCGAAGAAGACCTTGGCGGCGGTGAAGACCTCGGTGCCGAGGACCTTGGAGGCGGTGAAGATCTCGGTGGAGAAGAAGGCGGGGCAGAAGAAGGCGGAGGAGACGATGTTCTTCTGGCAACACCAGATGACGCTGGTGCCGAACCACCAGCAAAAAGAGATGATAATGGTCGCATGATGACTACAACCCCTAAGTCTAAAGGTAAGCACTATACCCCTCGAATTAGCAGGAACCCAGCAGGTGATAGAAAAAAGAATCACAAGAGCAAATATGCAAATGAGGTTGGGTTAGGAAACACAAGAAACATCTTTAAGGGATTTGAATTGGCAAAAGGAATTTACGAAGGTAAAGATGCTAATTATAAAGACGAAGAGAAAAAAGTATTTGAAGTAAACAATGAAATAAAGAAACTTATAAACGAATTGGAGTCCAAAGATAATGAAGCTAAAGCACAATAAGAAAAGAAACACTGCCTTTTTGTTTGAGGTTTTAGTCAGAGAATTGACTAAATCTGTCATACAAAAAAGATCTGAGTACGGCGTAAAAGTTAGCAGAATTGTAAAAGAGCATTTTGGAAAAGGCACACTCTTGAAAAAAGAGTTAGAAATTTATAAGTCATTGCAAGAGCAGTCCGGGCTCCAACCTTATGTCGCAGAAAAACTAATCTTTGAAGCTAAAAGCCAACATAGCAAACTCAACAAAGAAAAACTTTTTCAAGAACAGAGTGCGCTCATTAATAAGATAAACAAAGAACTCTCTCCAGAAGTGTTCTCTCAGTTTGTACCAAACTATAAAAGTATTGCAACAATCCACCAGATATTCAATAACACACTTTCACCAAAGAAAAAGGTTTTATTAGAAACCACGATACTTGAAACTCTAACTGCCGTTGAACAATTGACAGAGAGTAAAGAAAAGAAAGTGGATAGTTTAGTAATCAAAAAGTTTGTTGAGAGATACAACAAGCAATACGAAACGGCAGATTTACACGAAGAGCAAAAAAAGTTACTTCAAAAGTATATTATGTCCTTTTCTGATAATGGGCTTGATTTGAATGTTTACCTAAACGAGGAAGTCGGTAGATTGAAAAGCGCCCTTTCTGAAAGCAATAATGTAAAAGAAATTGTAGAAGATACAGAAATGCTTGAAAAAACCCAAGCTATTCTTGCTCTTCTCGAATCATTCAAAGAACAGGCTGTATCAGGAGATATGGTCAAAAAAGTTCTAAGAGTACAAAATCTAGTTAGAGAGATACAAGACTAATGGCATTAACAATAAAAGTAGGCGGAAAAGCCAAACAACAAGAAACACCACAAGAGGAAGTAAAAAAAGATCCTCAAGCAACTGTTTCTATGAATATCAAGAAAAGCTTAGACGGCAACTTCATGATATTCGACCATCCAGAAATTGATATTGCTGTATTACCAGAAACTAAAAAAGTTGTTACATTTGCAAAAGAAAAGCACAGCAAGCACGTTTATGAAGCTCAAGACAGATTGTTTTCTTTTTTGAGAAAAAGAGGCGTGATCCAATTAGGATCTGTACAAGGTGGTAACGTGTATAACTCTCTAGAAGCAATTATTCCAGAATCTAAGGTAGAAGGAGTAGATGCTACACAAAGCGTCTTGTACAATATCTCTAGATTTTTAGAAGAAGAAAAGCCATATTACGAACACATCAACGCTTATCACGATCAACTGGAAGACGAGTTGGTTGATCCTGATGCAGAACACTCCACAGAACTTGGTGAAGTACCGCAAGAAGAAACCAAGGGCTCAATCTTCCCCGGCATGGCACCTTACGGACTTTACTACGAATATAGATAACAAGAGAGGTATTTTTGGAACTTTTATATTTTATTCTCACTTCTTATGGATTAACTCAAATCTTAGTTTACGGTAGCATATTTGAAAAACAAAGAGATTACATTCTAGAAAAGTCTGAATGGCTTGGCAAACTCGTGCATTGTCCCATGTGTACAGGCTTCTGGGTTGGAGCCTTTTTGTTTGGGATAAACGGTTTTACAGAACTATTTACATTTGATTATAATATCGCCAATTTATTGATATTAGGTTGGCTAAGTTCCGGAACATCATACATTATTAGCGTAATTTTTGATGATTCTGGTATAAAAATTAGCGGAGGCTGAAATGAAACGCTGGAAATTACAACCGGTTAGAAGATGTTGTAAGGGGTCCAAACCCGAACGGGTTGCGCCCGTATGAGGAAATAGATTATGTCGAAAAAACTTTTGAGAGAATATTATGAACTTTGCGAGGGAGGTGTCTGTCAAGACCTTCTTACTGAGGCTGAAAAGAAGTTTGTGGCTAATGGTGGAATGATTCTCACTGGAAAGCTGCAAGAAGCCGAAGTCCAAAATGGCAACGGTAGAGTATACCCACAAAAGGTCCTCCGCCGTGAGATGCAAAATTATGACAAGCTTGTTAGAGAGAGAAGAGCATTGGGAGAATTAGATCACCCTGACGATTCTGTGATCAACCTCAAGAACGCATCGCATCTTGTAACAGATGTTTGGTGGGACGGTAATTCAGTAATGGGGAAAGTCAAAGTTTTAGACACACCATCTGGTCAAGTTCTTCGTTCTCTCGTGGATTCTGGAGTTTCTTTAGGTATCTCATCTAGAGGATTGGGATCTGTCTCTGAGGGAGCCAACGGCACAGTCACAGTTCAAGAAGATTTTCAATTGATTTGTTTTGATTTTGTTTCTGAACCATCAACACCCGGAGCATATATGTCTCTTCAAGAGGGTGTTGAAAAACAAATTTTTACCAAAGCAGATAGAATCAATCGTGCTTTGAATTATGTTCTGGAGGACTAAATGAAAAGGTCAGATCTGAAAAAGATAATAAAGCCAATTGTAAAAGAATGCATTCAAGAATCTCTTTTAGAAGACGGCGTTTTGTCTAAAGTAATTTCAGAGGTGGCAATGGGCTTGTCGTCATCAACGATTGTAGAACAAAAACAGTTTGAACAGCCAAAGCAAGAATCTCTTTCCAATAGAAGAGAGTCTGAGGCTCTAGCAAACCTGAAAGAGCAAAGGCAAAAAATGTTAGATGCTATTGGCAAAGACTCAATGAATGGAGTCAATATTTTTGAGGGCACTGAACCTCTTTCTTCTTCCGGCGAAATTGGACCGGGAGGACCAAAAAACGCACTGAGTGGTGTAGATCCTAGAGATCCCGGTGTTGACATTTCCGATTTGGCGGGAATTTTTGGTGATACTTGGAAGGTGATAAAGAATGGCTAAACCAGTTAATGTAGAAGTTACTCTAAGACCGGGAGAAGATCCCGGCAGAATGATAAAAAGATTTATTAGAAAGGTAAAAAAATCTGGCATCATGGAAGAATACAGAGACCGCAGGTTTCATGAAAAAAGGTCCGACAAAAGAAGAAGAATCAAGCAAGCGCAAAAGCGAGCACACGAAAGAGATTTAGCCAAGAAAAAGGCAAAAGAAATACAATTAGAGAGGGGAAGATAAATGGGTAATTATTATCAATATTCAAAAGGGGTTGGCAATGTCGGTTCATACCAAATTTCTGGTATACCATATGCAACAGCTTCTTTTACAGTTGCCGCTGCTGGGAGCACCCCAACAGAAGTGACTTTTCCACATGTAACAAAGTTTGTAACAATTTCAAATACAAACACAGGTACAAATGTGCCACTTAGATTTGGATTTAGTTCTCTGGGAGTTACAGGATCTGCTGCTGGAGGTAGCAATTATTATTTCACTTTGGATAACGGAGACTCCTATACTGGGGAATTTAGAGTCACAAGTGTTTATTTGCTGAGTGACACTGCCGGAACAGAAACATCTGCATCTATCGTTGCAGGATTGACAGGAATTCAAACTAGAGAATTACCGGGACCAAATTGGTCTGGTTCTGTAGGGGTGGGCTAGTGAATGAACAGGAATGGTTTAGGATCTAAAAGAGCAAAATCTATCTCCTCCACTCAGGCTGGAAAACGCCGAGTTGCTGATGTAGGTCCAGATAGAATCATTCGTCATTTCGGTGCCAGCGATATTAAGGGCTGGTATGATTCAACCGATGCTAGACTTGCAAGTTTAGCAAATGATTCAGATGTCACCACTTGGTATGATAAAGGACCAGACGGGCAAGACCTATCACAAACCACAGCAGCGAACAAACCACATTATATCCATAGCGGTCTAAACGGAAAACCAGTGCTGAGAAGTGATGGTGTTGATGATATAATGGAAAGTGGCAATATTGACTGGTCTAGTACAACCAGTGCATTTGTTTTGTTTAAAAAAGGCGACAACGGCGATAATGAAGGACCATTCGGAGGTCTTAATCCAACAGAGCCAGTCCCTAAGTGTAGATTTGGCATAGCAGCACGAGAAATAACAGTAGATAAAATTAGAGTGGAAGTGTACGGACAGGGATCTGGCGGAAACTTTGGCTTAAATAGTTTTTATGATACTTCTGGCACAGCAACAGATACTCCACCCACAATGACAAATGTAAGAGATGCATATATGCTTTCTTATTATGAGTGGCAAATAAATTCAGGCGTTGCAGCAGCAGGTGCATTTACTATGAATGCGTACAACAAAGAAGCCGTTAGCGCAGTGACTGTTACATCCGAATCACCAGATAATGCCTCTAATGTGACAAGTGGAGATGCCACAACGATGGCTTCGGAAGGTTTTGATACAGCACCAATGCAAGTTTTTAGAAACATCCATTCCCCCGGATTTTTAGATGGAGACATAGCATTTATATTATTCTCAAACCGCCATTATGACCTAAGGGAAAGACAAAAAATACTCAAAGCAGTCCAGCAAAGATTCGGATACGCCAATATAAACTAAAAAGGCTTTTTCGTATTTTATTCACTAATTATAAACGATGCAATATATCTACAAGCATTTAAGTATAGGAGCAAAGAAATGTCTAATATGTTAGAACAAGCGATTGTCGATGCAGAAGCGCTCAAAGAAGCTGCATTGCAGAATGCAGAACAAGCTGTTATTGAAAAATATCAAGCAGAGATCAAAAATGCTGTTGAAGCTCTTTTAGAGCAAGACGAAGAAGATCCGCTTGAGGAACCATTAGACGATGAAGATGGTTTAGAGTCTGATGAAGAATTAGCACAACAAATGCCTTTAGCGGCGACCGGTGGAGACAAGCTTTGCCCCTGCCCAGATGACGAAGAAGAAGTCGAAATCGACTTTGATCAATTGGCACAACAAATGCAAGCTTCAGATGAAGAGGCGGGGGGAGGGATTCCTGCTTTGGATTCTCCGTTAGCTTTAGAAGAAGGCGTACATGAAGATGATGAGGAAGTTGAAGAGGAAATTCAAATTACTGAAGAAGAACTCGTAGATATTTTAGAAGAACTCACACTTGACATGGAGCCTACAAAGGCTGGCTGGCTACAAAGACCAGATTCAAGCGTTGAGCATGAAATTGATATTCTTCAAACAAAAGTGGAAGAGCCACTTGATGTAAAAGAACTAGAAGAAGAAGATAAAGATGATAAAGATCTTAGCGAGGCTCTAAAAGTATTAGAAGCCGCTGAGAACGAAATTTATAGGCTTGAAGAAAAAGCAGATAAATACAAAGAAATGCTTTTGCAAATGAAGAACACCTTATCTGAGGTAAATCTTCAGAACGCAAAACTACTCTACACAAACCAGACCTTGGTTGATGACTCCCTGAATGAGCGGCAAAAACAAAAGATTGTCGAAGCAATCATGAAATCTGGATCTGTGGAAGAGACAAAGACAATTTTCGAGGCACTTCAAAGCACAGTGGGAGCACAACCAAACAATAAGAAAGTTGCGCCAAAATCACTTAGCGAGGCAGTTGAGAGAAGGTCTACAACATTACCTAGAAGGGTAGAAAAAGATTCCCATTCGTTTTCGGATAGGATGAAAATTTTAGCTGGTATAAACTAATATAGGAGAAAAAAACAATGTCAGTTTTAGATAAATTAACAGAAGGCATCGTTAATCGTAATCTCCAAAAGGAAGGTACTGCCCTGCTTAATAAGTGGGAAAAGACCGGCCTCCTTGAGGGATTAGATAACGATAACACAAAGGCGTCTATGTCACGTCTTTTAGAGAACCAAGCGAAGGAACTTCTTCGTGAAAGTTCATCCATGGCAGCGGGAGACGTTCAAGGTTTCGCTGCTGTAGCATTCCCAATCGTTCGCCGTGTATTCGGTAGTTTGGTCGCTAATGACTTGGTATCAGTTCAGCCAATGAGCTTACCATCAGGTCTTATTTTCTTCCTTGATTTCACATTGAGCAATGCTCGCTTGGATCAAGGACAAGACACATCACTTTACGGTGGTGGAGTTGTTGGTTCACAACTTACAGGTGGTGTGGATTTGAGTCTTGCAGCAGCAGAGCGCAGCTTCTATGCACTTAACAATGGATACTCATCACCAACTGGATCTCAAGCACTTGCAAGCTTCACTGTTATTGCTTCTGGTGTTGTTGGCTCTGGAGTTTCTGATGACGTTGAAAGTTCATTGACCCCTGCTACACTTGGTGGAAAGACCACTTACTTGAGTGATCTTGTGCAGTATGACCCAGACCTTGAAGGTAAGTCTGTTGTTGTAGCTACAACAACTTGTGCAAATCTTGATGGTCAGATCAATCGTAATGACTTCATAACGGTTGCTCTTACTAGTTCCTTCGCCGCAGGGCGCTTGGTACGTCGCTTGACAACTGTTGCAGGTAGAAATGCCGCAAATGTCAACACTTCCGTCAACGGACTCGATTTGGGCAACACCGCTACAACCAGCATGTTGCTTGTTTTTGAATCCACTGCATCTGCTGGTACATCCACTATAACAAACGATCTAAGCGGTGCTATTGATATCCATATCCCAACCGCTGGAGCACCGGGAGTTGAGTTCGCTCAAGCCGATGCATTCGAGAATGTCGGAGCCGACGCACTTGGAGCACTTGCTGGTACTTCCCCATGGGCTCTTGAAGGTTCAAATGATGCTGGAGGAGCTTTCAACGGAAACGCAGTAGATGTCATGCCAGAAATCGACATCAAAGTTGATTCTGTCAGCGTAACCGCAGTAACCAAGAAACTCAAGGCTAAGTGGACACCAGAAC